ACTGGTTTATTGGTGTTGTTAAATGCCACTAAAGAATTGTAATCAACCGATGATGTTGTTAGTTTGCGTTCAATCCAGAATTCGAGATCTGTTCCAGTGATACGGATAGTGCATTTGTAGTAAGCGGTTGCTGAGTCATCATAAAACAAGCCATTGCCTACCCATTCAGTTGTGTTTGTGCTCGCATTTACGGGTAAGTCGATGCTGAGAGTGCCTGAGCCTGCAGCAGCTGATGTACCAAACTGGATAATCCCGTCAAAAAATACGGTTTTACCTAACTGGCACCAGTTGGCATTAGCACTATTGCCTGTGCCCAAGACCCAACCTGTGCCTGTCGATGTTGGGGTTATGTTGGTGTATGAGGCTTTACCCAGACTGCTATCGATGGCTGTACCCAGTGATCTGATAGCACTAGCACCATTGCGTACTAGGTCTGTGTCATTTGGCGTAGTCCAGCCGTTATTAGTTGTAGTTGCCATTAGGTTAAATCACTCCATTGGGTTGTAGCTAGTGCGTAAGTATTCCATGTGTCTGTGCCGTTTAAGTCGTTCCATAAAGTGTATGGGTAAAGTTCGTCAGCATTGCTTAAGTTCATTTGGATAATGTTTTGCCCCCGGGCTGAGGTCCATGTGTAGCCCTCGATGAAGCCCTCGAACGATTGCAGCTCTGGTGTAGGTAAATCGTAAATAACTATGCGAGTGCCTACCTCGACCTGAGCGAGGCTCGAGTTAAGTGCATCGCTAATAACTGCTGTATTGACGGTTAGTGACCGTAGTCCAATAGAGGCTGCTTTACGGGATGCCAACAAGATTTGTGCCTGTGCATTTGCATCGCCTGAATTGTGCAAAGTAGTTTCCCGAGTACCAGAGCGTACGCCATAAGTCGCTTGGCTTGTTGCATCATCGTAAGTAGTGCCAAATGCCCCAGAGGCATAACTAACCGTCACCTTATTAGCCACAGTGTTAGTCGATGTTGAGAGCACATAATCGCCTGCCAAAACATCATCTATTGACAAGGTAATTTCGGTGTTCGATTTACGGTCTAAATAGGTCTGGTACTTGATACGACCATTAGAGTTTGGCTGACAATACAAAACACCCATTGATGACTGTGAGGCAGCCTGAGCCAGTTCTAGGGCATTTGTGACAGTGCCTGATGAGTGCACAGCAATCTCATAATCACCTGGGGTAGTAATACCCGATGTGTCATACCCGAAAGCAGTCAAAATAGCCGCAATACGAGTACCTGCATACTGCTTGGCAAAACTCGATGTAGTGGTCTTGTTGCTCAATGTGGCTAAATAGTCCACCGCTGTAATCTCGTAAAAGTAAATGCCATTACCGTTAGACCACTGCAGGCTGGTTTGTATGTCCGAGATAGTGCCAAAAAAGATGATGCGTTTATTGTCATAGTTTGTTGAGTCGTAAATCTGCCACAATACCTGTGAGCCCAATTTGACCGATGTTGGGAACGTAGCCCCCGGGGTCAGCTGTAAAGATGCCCTAAAAGTGCTTGGTGATGGCTGTTGGTTAATGTCACTACGACCATGAGTGCAGCTCACACTCTCGATCATGGCATAGTCATCTACGCCATAACCATCGATTGTTAAATAATCAGCCATTAAAGCAATGCCCCATTAACATTGACTGCCCCACTGCGGATGCTGGATTGTTGCAATACTCGCTCGATGCTACGCCGAGCAGACTCACCATCAACAATGCCGTTCATAATGATTGTTACATTGCCACCGCCTAAACGGTTGTTAGGTGTGATTGTGCCACCACCCATAGGCGTAAATAGTTCTGGTCCGTATTCACCAACCATGTATGTACGGCCACCTTTTACTGGACCGCCTAAAGCCTTTTTAGCAGGTGCTGTTGTAGTTCCTTCCCTTTTTTTCAATTCCTCCTCAAGGTCTACTCCGCCTAATGCTTTTTTCAGTTTTGGTAGAAATCCAACAATGTTTTTACCTACTTTTACGGCACTGGCAATACCGTTAATTGCTGAGGCAACATTGCTTAAAGCATCCGCTAATTGCTGTACGTTTTCAGCTGCCGTCTTTGTTTGGCCGTTACTATCGGCAGTAAATACCCCAAAGAATTTTAGGAGTGCATCTGCTACTTCTTTAATCGACTTGCCTAAAGAAATGCCAGAACCTTTACCACTTTTGCCCTGGAAACCTGCAATAACGTCATCAACGCCCTTAGCAATTTTAGGCAACCACTTATCAGCAAAAGGCTGGATAGCCTCAAGGATTGCTCCACCGATTGACTCTTTAGCCTCACCGATTGACTCACTAAAGATTGCTAATTTGCCTGCAAAAGTGTCAGCATTTGCCTGAGCTGCACCACCATACGACTTACCTAAAACTTCATTAGCCGCTGCAAGGTCTTTGGTCTTAATAATGTTCTCAGATAATGGCACACCAAGTTTTTTGAGTGAGCCCAAATTACCGCCCTGGGCTTTAACAATAGCAGTTGTAACGGTTTCAAGATCTTTCCCTGTACCTGCTGCAACATCGAGCGACAGACTTAATAGATCTTGTGCCTTGCTTACGTCACCAGTTGCTCGGGTCAATTTTGCAAGGGCTGGGCGTAACTTATCGTCAGCAATACCAAACTGCATCTGTAACTTGGTGATGTACTTCTCTGCAGCTTTAATCTGGGAGTCAGTTGCTTTAGTCGTATTTTTTAACGCTACCGCTAACTGCTTCTGTGACTTCTGGTCAGCAATAGCCGCTTTAACAGCATCGACACCAAACGCAATAGCCATACCAGCAGCGGCAACACCAGCCAGGGCAGCACTCTTGGCAACCGTTTTCATTGAGGACTTCAATGAGCTGCTAAATGACTGAGTTTCATTCTCAGCCTTTTTCATCGACTTATTGAAACTCGATACATCACCGAGCAAATTAAGTTTTAGGGTACGCACATTAGCCATTAGAGTTCCAGTCCTTTTTGATTAACTTGTCCACAACAGCAAAGAAATTTTGACGGATTTTCTCTTGGTTCTTGCGTAGTGTCGGAAATATAAAATAACCCCTGCGACCTCTGCCCCGTTGAGCACTGAGTGTCGGAAACTTTCGACCACCTTGCGGGAACTTGTTTTCAGGATGCACATTAGGGCTACTGTTTTGACCAAACTCCGTACCATAAAGCAAATCGCTGTAAGTAGGTTTTGGGTTATTCACAGTGCCTTTGCGATGCACTTGTGCTTTACGAGCCCCACCAATAGTGATGCTTGGCACTCGGTCTTTATTAGCTCGAGCACCTTTAGCCAATGCCACAGCCTGACGAGGATTAGGTGCGTAGTGTGCAGCCTGATTGATCTCATGCACAAGGTTTTTCATCATCATCTGATTACGCTGGCGTAACTCGGTCTGTATGTCTTTAGGCATGGTCTTAAATGTGGCCATCAAATCCCGGTAGGTCTTTTCATCTATAACCAGTTCGAGTTTAGGTCCCGTCATTTGTAAGCACCTCCCATGCCGTTGCTATGTCAGCCATTGACCAAGTGAGCAAGTCTTGCAGCGGTATTCCTGTGTGGACTGCTAGTTGTACTAGATCCCGTTTTAGGCTTCCGCTGGGGTGTCTTTTGGGTCATCATCAGCTACTTCAAACGATTCGAGGTTTTTAATCCAGTCATCGTATGGGGTAGGTATTTCTGATGCTAACCAAATGGCGTAGGTAATAATTTTGGTACTGCCGTTTGCCATTTTGTCTTGTGCCTCGGTGATGGTGAGCCCGAGGTCCTCCTCGAGCTTCACCCACACCCAAGCCTTGTCAATGTTGGCTTTGTATTCAGTTTTATTGTTTATGTACTTAACTTGCACTGTTCCTGCTTTCTATTGCTTAAGTGTGTGTTACTGAGCCCTGATCTACAACAAATGACACTGATGCGGTTAGAGCATCTGTAGCATTGCCGCCCACTACTGGGAAATTAGGGTAAAGGTTGCCTGAAAATACTTCACCATTAGCTGTGAAACTAAACGCAATGGTCGTATCTGGGGCAGTCTTTGTTGCATCCCACAAAATCTCACAAACTGATGCAGGCGAGGTTGAGCCCCAGTCCTGGTATAGTTCAGCGGTTAGTGTTGCGGTGCGGTCAATGGTTGTGTACTTGCGACCTGAAATTACTTCCAGTACCTGCTGGTTTGTTTCTAGTGTGAGGGTAACTCCACTAGCTACGCTGGTGTATGACACCGAGTTAATGGTCAAGTTTAGATCTCGACCTGTGACGTATTTAAGTGCCATTAGAGCACCCTCCTAATTGATTGTGACATCGAGTTCGATGTCGGTTGTAAGGTATTCGGTTGAACCGACTTCATTTGAGGTAGGTTGTGAGAAATCGCCAACAGTTACATACTCCGGGATTAGAGCTGCAACAGTTTCAATCATTTTCTCGAGATTGACTAGGGCTCCCTGATTGTCGTTATTTGGAACCATCAGGGTTAAAGTAAATCGGGCTGCAAATCTTGTTGGGGTTTGCCAAAGCACATACGGCGAACCAGGCACAAGAACAATGGCAGGTGCATACATAACCTCGTTAGGAAACGCATACACAGAGTATGACGGGTCTTTTAAGGCATCTGCGAGGTCTTGCCTAGTTTCGGTTAGGCTCATCCCACAAAACCGCCCATGTCCATGTATGGGGCTAATAGACCCCGTACTCGGGTGAGCAGTGCTTGACCTAAACGATGTGGCCCAGGAGTGAAATCTACTGCCTGAATTGTGCCACCTGGTGCAGTGCGTTGCTGGAAAATCTCGATAGCCACAGCGAGCGATGCCTCTCTAACACTTGGTACGCTGTCGTAAATTAAGGCCTGAGATACCAAGATCACTTTCCCAAATGGCTTGTATCGTTTTAGTTCAGTGTTCGCTGCAACTTTAGCAGCTGTGAAAAAGAAATCATCCCGACTCACAACCGTAAAAGTGCCATTAAAAGTTGCGTCTAAACCACTGACCGTAACTGAGTCACCGATAGATAACGAGTTACGGTCAGCGGTGTAGAACGTCACCACATTGTTTGAGAGTTGTGCTGATGCTATGGAGGCTCGATTGTAATCAAGCAGGCCGTCAATTAATTCTTCGGCAGCATCGGCAACCTGTTGCAAAGTCGAGTCAGGGTAGAGCGTTCCAACGCCCAGCGTTGTACGCAACTCGTCTATGTCGATTTTGCTCATAACAGGTCCTCAAGTGGAAGGAGTAGCCCTGGGAACAGCAGTGGCAGGGCTACCCCAGTCTGGTTAGGTTAAGTTGAAACGGCGAACGCCCGTTGCATCCTTAAGTAGTGCACAGCCGTAACCGTAGACACCGACTCGAACCTGACCAGTTTCGATTAACTGAACCTGTAGGCGAGTTGTAGGTGCTTCGTACCAAGTGATGGCTTCTGGTGCAATGATGAACGCTGAGTCATCAATCTTGGTGCTTACTGAGTTGTATGGATCTACATAAACATTTAGACCCATGATGTTGCCATCGATGCCCTGACCTGAAAGAACGCCCGGGTTGTTCTGTGCGTTTGATGCGGTGAACAGTGGGCGACCTGCGGTATCGACTGCACCTAGTAGAGTTCCCCACCAGTCGGTGTTGATTACTACGTTGCGAGCCTTTTTCTTTGAACCAGCGAAACATGCAGCTGACTCGGTTCCAACGTATGAGATGAAACCTGCAGCAGTTGCAGCGGTTGTTGCAGCCTGTGTGCCTGATGCTAGAGCGGTTAGGACTGCTGAGTCAGTAGCCTTTGCGTAAGCATTGCCCATTTGATTGAGCAATTCAGTGTAAAACTCTGGTGATGAACGGTCAATGAGTTCCCATGAAACATCGTTCATGCCTGCGTACTTAACGACAGTGCCTGTTAGGTAGGTGCTGGTCATGCCTGTTTCTGATGGTGCTGAACCCTCTGATGTTGATGCAACAGTTGGTGCAGTGCCCAAGTTTGGAACAGTAAAGCTCATGCCTGATGACACAAGTGCCTGACGGGATACAGCGTTGATTGCTGGGCGGTCTGCAATGGTGTTTGTGTAAAACTCCTGCAAGTGCTGTGGCAAGGTTAAACCAGTGTTTGTGCTGGTGCTGTCATC